CTCGCAAGTCACTCGCCAGCTCAGATGTCATTATCAGCATGATCGACGGGAAGCCTTACAAGACACTTCGCCGTCACCTTTCTGCCAATGGTCTGACGCCGACAGAATATCGCGAGCGTTATGGCCTCAAGGCGGATTATCCGATGGTCGCGCCGGATTATTCTGAACGCCGCCGTGCACTAGCTAATAAGATCGGATTGGGTCGCCATCGTGCGCAAACGACGCGTGCAACGGCAACGGGCAACACAGCCGCCCCCCGGAAGCAAAAGACACAAGAAATCGCAGCTGAGTAACATTCTTGGAAACTCTACTGCCGTTCCGGAATGGTCGGCCGCGTTAAAGTAGGAAACATGTGGGGCGGCGTAGGCGCCGCCCCACACGCCCTAACTCAGAGCGGCATTCGAGATTATCAGCTCACCGGCGCGCTGCGCTGCCCCTGCGCCTACCGTGTACGTAGTTTCGGCGGTTGCGACATAAAACCGCGTGAACGTGGCCCGTGCGCCTGGCGTGTCATTGATCGACAGAATGAAGCGCCCCTTGATCCCCGCCAACTGGTCAGCGAGCCGGTCGAAGTCGGTGCGGCCGAACACGTCTTGGCCGTAATCGGTTTCGCACCCCCAATAAGGCGGATCTAGGTAGAACAGCATGCCGGCGCGGTCATAACGCTGGATGAAGTCGGCATAGCCGAGCTGCTCGATCACGACGCCGGCAAGGCGCTCGTGGATGTCCGCCAGCAACGGCTCGAGCTTGGTGACATTGAACCGGGCACCCTGCGTCTTGTCCACGCCGAAGTGCCGGCCGTTGACCTTGCCACCGAACGCCAGGCGCTGGAGATAGAGGAAGCGGCAGGCGCGCTCGAGGTCGGTCAGCGTCTCGGGCGGCGTCGCTTTCAGTCGTTCGAACTCGGCGCGCGAGGCGACGCGGAAGCGCAGCATGTCGATCATGTAGGGATAGTGACGCTGCAGCACGCGGAAGAACGTCACGACGTCGCCCGATACGTCGTTGATGACCTCCACCTTCGGCCGCGATCGGCGGCGCAGGAAGATGCCGCCCATGCCGACGAAGGGCTCGGCATAACCGTCATGGTCGATGCGCTCGATCATTGCGACCAGACGCGACGCCAGATTGCGCTTCCCGCCGATATAGCCCGCTGCGGGTGCGACGGGCCGGACGGAATCAAGGGTGTACATGTTGGACTTCCTCGCCTTGTAGAGATCCCGCCCGCGCAGATCGCGGGTGCGGGACGGCCGATGGCCGTTGGTCGTGGCGAGATAGATCCTCGTCGGTGTGCCGGGCTGGACCCCGGCATCCCCCGCCCGGCTATGCCGGACGCAGAACTATGGCGCGGCCGCGCGCGCCTGACGCGGCGCGAAGGCGACCGCCTCGACGCCGATCTGCGCGTTCATGTCGAGCAACCGTGCCTGGATCGGCTCGATCTCCAGCTCGAAGAACATGTCGACCGCCTCGCTCGGCTTGCCGAGGCTGGAGCCCTGCGCCGGCACGATCCCGAGCAGCGCGGGCGGCACGCGGTGCGCGGCCAGCACATCGTCGCGCGTCGCGTTCTTGATACCGGTGAACTCGTCATTGGCGCCGACCTGCGCGATCGGCAGGATCTTGATCCCGCCATCCTTGCCACCCGGCTGGTGGACGAACAGGTTCTTGAAGTTGCCCGGCCCCTTCGATTGCTTAAGCGCGGTGCGGATCGCCTGCACGTCGCCGTCGGAGAATTCACCGGTCGCGTGCAGGATGAAGCCCGCATGGCTGCCGTTGAGATAATATTTGCGACGGAACAGCGTCGCCGCCTCGTTCAGCAGCGCGGACTGCAGCGCCGACAGATATTCCGGCACGCCGTACAACTCCTGGTTGATATCGGGCTGCATGATCTGGATGACGCTGTTCGGCCGGAACTCGGTCTCGATCGCGCCGCCTGGCGCAAAGAAATAGCGGCCTTCCTCGACGCCGCGGCGCGTGAACTTGGCCAGCGCATGGTCGAGGCGGAGCAGATCGCCCAGCACGCTGCGGCGTTGCTCGACAAAGCCGAAACCGAAGATCAGGTAATCCTGCACCAGCTTTTCGAACGTGGCGCGCGAAAGCCAGGCGGTCGGCATGAACGACCGCACCAGCAGGTTGCGTTTGAGCAGGATCGCCGAGCTGTGATGCGGGCTCGCGCGGAACGACCGCGCCAGCCCCTCGACGCTGATCGGCGGTTCGTACCAGCGGCCGTTATGCCAGCACTGGAGCAGGTCGAGCACCTCGCGCCGGCTGTTGACTGGTTCGGGATCGCCAAAGGTGAAGGCCTCGACCGCGGTCGACTGCGCCTGCGCCATGGCGATCGCGCCAGCGCGGCCGATGTCGTGGCGGCCCATACGGCGCGTGCGTCCCTTGCCCATTACAGGATCTCCATGGTGGCCTTCGGCTTTTCCTTGCCGTCGAGCGGTTCGTTGTTGAGCAGCTGCATCGTCGCCCAGGCGAGATCGGCGTGACCCTCGTCACCGCCGCGCCCCGCCTTGAAGGTGACGTTGCGCCCCGAGGTGGTCAGCGTCTTCTTGATCGAGACGAAGGACGACACGACGTCGAGCCAGCCGGCATCGAACAGCATGCGTCCACGCGCGATGACGTGCTGCGCCTTCATGATCATCTGCGCCTTCACCTCGAGCGAATATTCGACCTTGGTGACGCCGCGCAGCCCGGCTTCGGGTTTGGCGAGTAGCTGATAGACGCCGGCGCCGACGCCGGTCGCGTCGATCGCGAGGAACGTGCAGGTGTAGCGCGACAGCACGCCCTTGATGAAGGTCGCCTGTTCCTCGAAATCCAGCCCGCGGAGCTGGTGCTTTTCCAGCAGCCGGAACGGCGCACCCTGCTCGGCTGGCGGCGCGGCGATCACCAGCGCGGCATTGTCGCCATCGACGCTGTTCTGCGGATCGTAGCTCGCCCAGACGATTCCGGTGCCGAACGGCCGCTCGGCGTCCGGATTATAGTTGGTCCATTCCTCGACGGTATCGACGCCGCATTTGACCAGGTCGTTGAACCGGAACGCGGACAGGCTGTCGTCGACGAAATCGCAGAGGAACAGGTTGGCGAACTCGTCGGGGGCATATTCGTCCTCCAGCTCCTCGATATCGAACAGGTCGCAGCCGGCCGCCTCGGCGTCGCGGATGTTGACGATGTGCCGCCACACCCGGTCGGGCCCCTGCGCGCCGTCCTTCAGCGCGGCGTGGCTGACGTCGATCTCGACGCGGTTTTCCTTCCGACGCCGCTTGTTGCGGCGTTCGCCGGTCCAATAGGGATAGGCCGGATGCGCGATCGTCGACGGCGTCGAGAAATAGGTCTTCCGCCATTTCCTGTGCGTCGCCATGCCCGAGGCGACCTTGTTCAGCTCCTCGAAGCTGTGGACCCAGAAGAACTCGTCGAAATAGAAATTGCCGTGGCGTCCCTGCGCGGTGCGGAAGTTGGTCCCGAGGAAATGCAGCTCGGCCGCAGCCTCCTCGGCCGGGCGCAGCTCGCTGGTGATCAGCATCGGGTCGCCGGCCAGGCTGACGCCGACCAGCTTGGCGAAGCTGACGATGTAGCTGCGGAACTGGTGCGCCTGCGCCTTCGACGCCGACAGGAAGATCTGGTTGCGACCGGTCTCGATCGCATCGATCAGCGCCTCGAACGCGAAATAATAGGTCGCGCCGATCTGCCGCGATTTGAGAATCATCCGCGTGCGGAACGTCAGCGCCGCGAACCATGCCTCCTGATAGCCATAGAGCTGATCGAGGAAGATCGCCTTCAGCTCGGCCGCCTGGTCGGCAGTGAAGTGGTTCTTCTTCGCCTTCTTCTTCTCGCCCGCATTCCGGTTGGCGACCTTGTCGTTCAGATCGCCCGAATGCCCGCCGGGCGCCTCGTAGCGGCGCACCTTGGCCAGGCTCTCGACCTGGCGGCGCAGCGCATCCAGCTCGGTATAATCGGCGCCGGTCTTCTTCTCCTTGCAGATCAGCACCATCAGCCGAGTTTCGAGGCAGTCCTCCAGCTTGCGGATCGACGGCACCTCATCCCAGCCGTGACGTCGCGCCCAGCTTTTCACCGTGTCGTATTTGACCGCCAGCTCGTCGGCGATCTGCGCGAGGCTCCAGCCGCGCCAGTACAGGCTACGCGCAGGGCGCACCCGTTCTTCGACGGGGAGGGTAAGCGGGTCGGCAAGAATCGGCATGGCAGGCGAGCCTAGCCACGCCCTTCGGCGAACCGCTCCCCACGGCTCTTGTAGAATGTCTTTCTACAAGAGCGCCGGATTGAGGATGCCGTTCACGGAAGCAGCGTCGTGCTTAAAGCCCGAAAGCTGCCATTCCGCTTCCGCCCAATGCCGGACGTCCAGCCACCCCATGTCTGTTCTCGATAGCGGACATACGGATTGATGCATAAGCTGCCACCATGGAAACCGCTTACGTCTTGCACCACGTTCGCTCTGACGATGAGCACGCCAAGGACGCCAAGCTGATCGGCGTCTACAGTTCT